AGCCTCTTGACTCACAGGATAGGCACGATTGCGCCCATAGGATGATTCAAGCTTGAAGGTGAGTGGTTTCATGATGATTGATTGTGGTGATTAGGTGAGAGGCTTGTGAATTAAACGACCATAGAGAGTTGAGAAATTGCCCATTTGCGAAAGCTTTCGCGGTCAGCAAGCCAAAGGCCTTGACGTTTAAAGCGGTCATCTAGAACAGAATACCGACGACCTTCGCCGTGGCTATTGGTTGCATGAACCCACCAACCTTCGGCGACAAGTTTAGTGCGAAGTTCATTAATTGTCATGATGATTGATTGATGATGATTGGTTGATTGTAACCGCTGAAGGGTTACAGAAAGAGGACTGCTAAGAATCCCCTAAGTGTAACAATCAGGCGATGGCATACTCTCTCAGGTGAGAGTAACCCTCAACATCGTGAGCATACTTTGGACTAGGCAAAGTACGCAAAAGTTGTTTGTACTTTGTAACACTTACATCAAAGCGTTGTGCTAGGTAAGCTTGCTTGCGCCACTCACCGGGCACAGCATGATGACCGTGGTAGCCTTCATCCCAACATGCAATAAACTTGCCTTCTTCATCACTTAATACATACAACCTTTGAGGGTTGCCATAATAATCATTGTTGGCACAGAAGTGAAGAATGTTAGTCATTGTTTTGTGGTTGATAGTTCAGTGGTGAACTGAGGGTAACTTAAGGCCTGTCAGGCGTCAAGGCTAGGTGACTGTTACAATCGTTAACAGTCGGAGCGGCTGGTCAGTGCTGATGACTGGCTGGCCTGTCGCTGGTGGTTTGGCGGGTGGCGTTCCCGCTTCCCTCAGCGATGAGCACAAGGTAGCCCCTAGCCCTGGGCAGTGTCAAGCCTTTAATGATAAGTGTTGCTTATGTCATTGATAAGAAAACCTGATGGCCACAGATTTTATATAAATAGTACACGCGTATCACACACGCACGCGTTACCTATGTGGCACTGGTGCATTTGTACTGCTCCTAACGTCCAAACCCTGGCGTACCTGTCATTCCAGCAGATACGCAACGACCCACATCCCCTGCGCCGCAACATGTTTGCCCCAGTCCAGGGCCGGTTTGGACACGGTTTTGGACAAGAACCATCGCGCGCGCCCGCGTTTTCTCCGCGCGAGGGGGGGGCATGGGGGGATTCTGGCGGCGCCGTACATGCGTAAGGACTTCAGAAATTTGTGTCAAAATTCATAAGTGACGCCTAGGAGCCCCGTTAAGGCCCCTCTGGGGAGTCGGAGGTGTAAGGACACCTACGAGGAGGCAGAGGGGGGTTCACGGTCCACCCAGGGGGCACTCAGACGCATCTCATCAAAGAAGTCCGTACCGCTTTCCGAATAGATCGGAGCAGGCAATACTACTTGGGGAGGATCAATCTGTTCATATTCCTCAACAGCCTTATCAACCTCATTAACAATTCTTTGATTGATTGTCTTTTTCTCCACCCACACAAGAAAACCTAAAAGAAGAAAAGAGGCCCACGCTGGCAGACCCCTTCTTAGAAACTTATAGAGTACTTTAAACTCATTCAGAATTAATTGATCACTTCCCATAGATTAGGCAACTCCTTATTAAGACAATCATAAATCCCATCAGCAATCTGTCGATGCTCAAGTTGTGTCTCCTGTGACCTCCTAACCATAAGGTAATGAATCCACGACCTAATGGTTCCCGACATATAGAGACGGGTAGGGCTATTCATCGGAAGAATTTTTCTTGCGGTTTCTTTAGCAATACCAGACGACAACATTTCTTGATAAAGATGCTCAGTATCTTCAAATAGTGAACTAATCCTACGATAGAAAGATTGAGTTTCTTCCGTTGTCAGGTCATCATAGGAGGCTTGACGGTTCTTGGGATCTTGACGGCGGAGATGCGGAATATCAAGACCACCCAATCCATCAGTAGTGGAAGCGTATCTCTGACTAAACTCCTGAAAGGAGAAGCTACGGTGTCTAAGGATTTGTGCGGAGATATCTCTTGTGGTATTAATTTCAAAACACGCAGAAGCCATTTCAAAGGGAGACCAATGATTATGATTAACAAGATACCGAAGAAGTTTCCCAGTAGTATCCAACGTCTGTTGGTTCTTAGGGTTACTCACTCTGGCACAGTATTCAATCATATGTTCGGCTGCCGGGGTAATCCAGATCAGACGAACAGGAACAGAAGGAGAAACAGGAGCAGGGGTAACGGTGGAAATGGAAGAGGAGGTAGGAGCGGTAGTCATTTATGGTTAAGAAGAGAAACAGTGGTAACTGTAATATACAGTTGTATCGTGATATGTCGCTACATATTAATATGTTACTACATATCGTGATACATTCGTAACTAAAGAACAATAAGAAGAACAATAACAGTAATATACAGTAATAGACAGTTATATACAGGCGCTTCGCTTCAAATATAAACAGCTATATTAATAATAATAAACATTAATTATTCTTTTTATTATTCTTTTTATTAATAATTATTAATAATTAACATTTGTCTATTAAGAAAAGAAATTATTTTTCTTCTTGTCAAACCGACAGTGGTTCGTGTTTGTCGCCTTAAGCGTAGCTTCGACCGTAGGACGCTCGCTTCGCTCGCTTAATAAACACTAGGTTCCTTTTGATTTGTCGTTTCCCCCTTTTGGGGGGGAGGGGGACGGTAGAGGGAACCCCCCTATGGTCCCCCCTTAAGGAACCGCTGTTTCCACACCCAAGGAGCACCACTTCCCTGGGTATTAGTAGGCACCTTCCCGAGACTCGTTGTGGGGCAAGGGATTTGGGAAAATCTAAATCCAAGTAAAAATCGCTCCTTCTTCTTGGCTTACGGGGTCATCAAAAGTGCTTCCAGCAACAAGGAGATCAGTGGCTAGGGTGGGGGAATTAAGGAAGCCGTTGATCATGTTATTCCATTGTTCCCGAGAGCGTTGAATGTCTTGTTCCTTTGCGGAGATAGCCAGAATATCCTGAAAGTATTTAACACCAAGAGCAAGAGCATCAACCCGGTCATCATGTTTAACCGCCCCCTTTTCGCGGCACATTCTCGTCAATTGATACATCAACATCCGGGGTAGGCGTTCTTCGGGGGCCATGTCGGAGTTACTACGGTAGTCCCAGTCAATAAGGCGTTGATCCATAACGAGGCGGTGCTGGTTAAGGACGGGTTCTAGGATGTCAATGATTCGGTCTTCCTTACGGGTAGTAGCTCGTACCTCTTCAAAGGTCATTCCAACTTTCATTTCTTGGGCGTGTTTCTTCATGAGTTCCATAATGGCACCATCACCAAAGTTAGACTCAATAAGACACACGCTTGCTCCGTATCGTTTGGCCAGCGTTAGGATACCACGAAGGGTGGTGTCGGAGTAACCATCTTGGGTAGCAAAAATATCTCGGATAAAGACAAAGCCATTGATCTGTGATAGGACCACGGCTACGGTTTCATCCTTACCACGACCAGAGGGGTCAACAGCAATAATGGTTTGATTCCAAGGGAGGTACTCTCCTTCCTTTTTGGGTCGATGCCAACGATCACCAGGAAGAGCAACAGCGGGAAGATCAAGAATGGTTTCTTTGTCAGCACCCCAGATAAGGTCAGATGGACCACTATGGAGATCAAGGGGAAGGACATGGAAGTCAGACAGCTTAAGTGGAAACTTAAGGGCATCCGACAGGGACGTATCCAACATGAATTGAAGCATAAAGTTGCTTCGACTCATTGACTGTTCCCGCTCAAGGAGATTGATTTCGGAGAAGCGGGTATCTGTTGGTTGCCAAGCAAGGGTATCTAGTCCTTGATTTTCAATGTCATTAAGGAGCTGTGGAGCAAGAATATCTTCGTAACCAATAAGGGACTTAGGGTAACGAGCAGGCCATACCATTGGTCGATAGTTCCGTTCCCTTAGGGTTCGATAAATGGTAAAGGTAGTTTGAGGTGTTCCAAGAAAAACGATGCGACTGTCCTTTTTTGGGGTGAGCACTGATTCCCCTTCGGTAACAAGTTGAAGGAGTTTCTCTCTCATCATATCGGTAGCGGAGTTTGCGGGAACTTCCACGTCATCAAACACGATTAGATCAGCACGGGAACCAGTGATCTGTCCAGTAATACCAACGCTTTTAACCGATGGAGACTGGGCAGGACGACAACCAGCAATGTCAAAAGACACACGGGACCATCGTTGGTCATCATCAACGGGTCTCATATGGGCAAGCCAATCAAACTCTTGGATACATTTTTGGGTAAAAATTGTAAAGTCATCAGCTCGCTGCTTACTTGCGGATACGACAAGAATCTTTTTGTCTTTGTCGTTCCACAGTGTCCACAATACAAAAGCAGCAGCAATCCACGACTTTCCTAATCCACGAAAGGCAGAGATCTGAAGACGTTTGGGACCGTTTTGGAGGTAGTCAGCAATAGCAAGTTGAGCCCTTGTTGGACGAGGCAGGTCGAGCGACTTCCACACAAGGGAAAGGAAAATAGGAAAGGATTCGGTAATACGCTCTTCTATGGTCCTTCGAGAATCGCCTGTAAGGCCGTTGTTTTTAATCATACAATACAATACACCTTAAAGGGGGTAAAGGGGCCTTAGAGACGCTTCTAGGCCCCAATGGTGGCTATTTACGCTTGCGACTCTTTCCAGCTTTGGAAAGGGCAATAGCAATAGCTTGTTTTTTAGGGTAACCTTCCTTAGAAAGTTTGCTAATGTTTTTAGATACTGTCTTGTTTGAAGATCCGCGAGACAGGGGCATGATCATTCACCCTTCATTTTAGTATTATACTTCTTACCACGCCACGTAAAGGTCTTTTGACCAGCACTGCGGGAAGCTTTAAAGGCAGCATCAAAGGAACCTTTATCAATACCAGCTTGGGTAAGACGCTTAGGAACAGCAGGGCCTTGCTTGGCGCCAGTAGGCTTACCCTTGAGGGTGCCAGAGGCAAGGGGACGAGGGGCCATGACCGCAGCAGCCATACCCACGGGGGTCATCATTCCCCGAATAGTACCAAGGGTTTTGGCAGTATTAGCCGCAGTACGCATCGCAGCAGAGTTACGAAGC